TTTACTTTCTTAAAAAGCAAATCCTTATACTTCTTCAAGTGCAACCATAAGTCTTTCAGCACGATTTGGTACCTGTTTGTGCCAACGACTATCTCTTCCTTCAATTGCTGCCTGTTTCCAGTCACCTGCTTCAACTGCTTTTTTCATGTTTTTGAACTTACCAAGTCTTGGTGCTCCCATGTTAAAACACATGTTGATTAGGACTCTCTGTACAGTATCAGGATAGCTTTCGATATCAGGATATACTTTCTTCACTTCCGTGACGAACTTTTCTACATCAGTATCGAATACTTCCCAGCAACGATCTTCAGATACAGCAGTTCCTACAGCTTTACCATGTTCTTCGTCATCTTCTGTGACGAGGTGTCCGATACCAAATGTAGGATAACCGAGATGGTCGTTGTATATTTCGAATTTAACTCCTTCATCGCGAATGAGTTCTTCTCTTAGTTTCTCTCTGTCAAATGACATTGATTTACTCCTTTGTTGTAAAATCTTTATAAAGGTGCCAGGGATGAAATGGTACAACTTTCGCATTCCTGCGAATAGCATTCCTCTTACGAAAACGAAGAGGTTGTTTACCATTTACTGCTCCACTTACACCTTTAATTTCTTTTTTGCTTTTTTAATTGCAGCAATTAACTTTGCTTTGGTTTGTCTTTTGTCTAGTTCAACACCAATCTTACGACCAAGTGCTTCGAGCTCGTCTTTAGTTTTCTTTTCAAGATACTTAAAGTCTTCTTTATCAAGAACACCATCTTTGTTTGTATCAAGAACAGGAAACAATTTTGCTCCTACACATTTCAACCAATCAATAACTTTTTGCATAATATCTCCTTTTAGTTATTTTGTATTAATTTTTGAAAGCCAACCTTTTACAGTTGTTTCAATCCAACTCGCCCAAAAGGGTTGTGGAAAATTCCAGCCGATGAAAGCACCAACTGCAATCCAGAATAGAATATCTAACATTATCGTTTACTCCTTGTTTGTTTAGGTTTAGCATCTTCAGATTTAATCTTAGCAATGATATATTCTTTTACTAAGTCACTTCTGACGATGTCGTTTACTGTAAACTCGACACGAGCATAACTATTCATATGCCTTACTATCTCCATGAAATTAAAAAGACCTTCCCTTTCGGTGCCCTTTCTTAAATCAGTTTGGCGATAGTCGCCACAAAACACAATACGAGAATGGTCGCCCACCCTTGTAATAATTGTGTCAAGTTCCTCCCAGTTTAGATTTTGACATTCGTCCACTATTACTACAGTGTCATCAAATGTTAATCCCCTGACGAAAGATGTTGAAGCAAAATCTAAATTGTGTTGCGTCATCAACCTATCGTATGGGTCAGGATAAACCAGATTATCTACTTTCTTAGCGAACAATGCCGATGCTATATGTTTATATGGCAGTTGATATTGTTCTAGCTTTTCTTCTAGATCTCCTGGCAAATGACCAATCTCTCTACTTTGTACAGCAGATCGAATAATCAAAACTTTCTCAAACTCTTTATTCAGTACAGACTCTAATGCTTTATACATCGCAATATAAGTTTTACCTGTACCAGCTACACCATGAGCCATAATGATTTGTTTACTTTTATCATTATAGAAGTCAAAAAACTTTTTCTGACTATCGTTGAGAGGATCGACTCGTTTGAGATCGGCGATCTTCAACTTTGCTTTAGCAGATGGAGCATCTGCTTTTTTCGCTCTGGGCATATTAAAATACTTCTGTGTTTATCTTACTTCCAGGATTTTTAGTTCTTACTCTTTCAAGTACATCTCTAAATCCTGTTGCTTTTTTTCTAGCATCTGTTCCTGCTAGGATACCTGCTTCTCCGATATTTGGTGCAGATATCATAGATTCCCAATCTTTATTGGTTTCTAAATACTTTACTTTGTCATCATAACTACAAAATAATTCTTTTACTTCGCCAGTCTTTTTATTTTTTACATTATATAAAGGCATATTATACTGCTTCCTTTAAAGGTTTACTGAGTTCATCCCAGTCTAATTCATAATCACTATCACTTTCACTGTATTTCAGCACTCCTAGTTTTTCATATCCAGGAATAACTTCTTCAGGAAGTAATCCAATTTTTTTCAGGTTAGGCATTATTCTACTGAACAATACTTCTTGAAACTGTGTTTGAAATAAATTTTCTTTTGAATATTCTTCAGTTGCTACTAAATCTAATCCATATTTTTTCCATACTTCAAAAGGTCTTAATCTATTTCTTGATACTGTACATGCTTCAAGTGCAAACTTAGCACGATCTAATACTTCTTCTTCTGATAAAGTTTTAACAAACTCATGTAAATAATTAATACCAAAAGTCACATGCCTAGCTTCATCTCTAATAATTAATCCAATCATCTCTTTATATACTGGGTCACGACTTGATTCTTTTGAAGCATTAAATGCTGCGAGTGCGAGTCCTTCAATAATTACTTGCATTCCGATAAACTTTAAATCCCATCTTGGGTCAGTAAGTATTTTATCTAGTAAAGTTTTCAGACCAGTTCCTATTGGCCAACTCGTTTTAATTCTTGTCTGTAAATATTTGTTAAATGCTTCTACATGTCTTGCTTCGTCAAAGGTTTGACTTGCTGCATACAACTTTGCGTTGAATGTTGGAGCACAGGATGCTAACTGACTTGCTACAAGTAAAGCACCTTGCTCACCATGTAAAAACTGACTAAGTGCCCATGCGTTTTGGTCATGTAAAAATGCTTTTCGTTTCTTTGTATCCCAGCCTTTATACATTTCATGTTCAGTCCATTGATTATCTTCAAACTCAAACTCTTCATCAGTGATACCTTCAAACTCTGGCGACCAATCAACATCAACCTCTACATTCCAGTTTAACTCCTTGCCTAATTCATACAACTTACGAATGCGATTATCTTGTACTGTATAATCCCAGTTATATGAGCCAGTCAGTGGAGTCTGAAATATCTCGACAACATCAGTTGGTTCTAGTTTTTTTGGATATTCACCATCGAAATCACGAACTTCTTTGGGTGTGGTAGTCTTTATAATTTTCATTACTATATTTATAACTCTTCTATCGGTGGTAAGTGTTTCTTTTTATTAGGCACAACCTGACTTCTATACTTGGGTGTGCGTAGTTCTTTGGCAACAGGGTCTCTACTCCGAATATCTTTTATTGACTTGCGAGTGTTTTTCTTCATCTGCCCTTACCTTTTTAATTACATCTGTTAGTTTCGCACTCTTTTTTAATTTGTAATAATCTATCGCTATCTGTGGTGCGTCGACATTTTCAGTTTGTCCAGACTCTACCATATGTAAATATTGTGTATAACTTTTTACTGCTTCCTCTTCAAAATAATGTGTCATACGATGAGCAGTTTTAGGAAAGAAAATATATAGTAGTAAATAAAAAATAATAAAAATAAACTGAGCAAATAAAACTATGTATCGTTCTAACCATGATGGTTTTGCGATATCAATAAAAATCATTAGATGCATTCTTTCATTCTCAGCTTCATCCATCATCTCGCGAATCTTTGGACCCAAGCCACTCTTCATCTTACGAAGAGATTTCATATGTAGCCAAACACCAGCAACCATTCCAGGAACTGCAGCAACAGTTTCTAATACGACTGCACGATGCCCATACCTTTTAGCAAAAAAAGTATCGGCTATGAAACGAAAGAACATAGTCATGCTCTTCGCAAACTTATCTTTAATTATTTCCCCCATTCATTTAATGTCCTATATGCATCCCTAGTAATACCCCAAATCCAAATATGAGCCAGTCAAACATAAAGTGCATGATAAAACTACCAACAAAAATAGTTTTCCAATGGCATTTACATATTTCTATTTGTTCACTAATTTTCTTCATCATGATTAAAGTCCTGTATCATAGGAAAAACTTCTTCAATAGCATCAGCACATTCACTAGCTATATCCATGTGTTCTTTTTGAGTACCATTTGCAGTTCTTAGATCTATATAATGCATCCATGAACGCAATGTTCCATTCATATATAGGGTACTTTCAGTCATACCCTCAGGCAATATGGCTCTAGCTTGTTCTTTGGCTATACCTTTGCCGAGTGCTTCTGTATATAATTCCTTTACTCCTCTAATAAGTTTCATCTGTTGCATATTAAACCATTCTACAATCTCACGATCTTCAAACTCTGTAGAGTTTTGTCTGTTCTTTTTATCTTGCTCTCTAGCTTTACGAGTAGTGTAATCATTTGCTTCAGCATATCTTTGACTAAATTCCTGGAAAGAAAAACTTCTATGTCTCAATATTTGTCTAGCGATATCTCTTGTAGTTTTAATTTCTAAACATACTGATACCATTTCAAATGGTGACCAGTGTTTATGCTTCATCAAATATTTGAGTAGCTTTTCAGAAGTTTCTTCATTCGCTTGGTTCGATGGATTAGATACTCTTGCGCAATATGCAACTTCCTGTAATAAATCTCCATTTTGTCCTTTCGAGTATGATATTAATTTAACTGGCATAACAAGCATTTGTTCCGTGTACTTCATCGTACCATGTAGGAACATCCCTCTTAGTCCATTTAGCGAAGTCTGCTTTGTATTTAATATAGTATTGACGATAAGCAACTATGCTATCATTATGTTTCACATCCTCAGGCATCGCTTGAGGAAATGGTGTTAGACCCTGTCGTTTAATAGCTATGGGTGTAAACATCAATGCTTCACGCAGTAGTGTATCAGTTTTGTGTACTCTACCATAGCGATGCGTATATTCATCGCAGAGTGCAGTAAATAAATTGTATGCCCACATATAATTAGCATCAGTTTCTCGTACCCATATAGCACAAGGATGGTTCATCATGGTAGCACGATAAAGTACATTTTCCATATTACTATTTTCCATGAGCCAATACTTAGTTTCTGTTTTACCTGATACCGATGGTCGTTTAGTTA